TTTTCTCCAAGTTTGTCAAGGATTGCATTTTCTAAGGATTGTGGGTCATCTAGGGACAATACATCAAATTTTGCATGATGATTGTACGCCCAAATATTTACTATAAATTTTTTCATGAATCTCACCGTTTATTTTATGATTGTGGCGGAACTATGTCCCGCCACAAAAAATTATTGATTACGCACCTTCAACACCGAAGATACCTCTAGGGTCTGATACGCCGAAGCTGTATCTTTCTCTAGCTTTGTATCTAACGTTGCCAGTATCGAAATCACCTTCCATTGCAGTAGTCAATGGAGCTCTTGTAAACATTTTCATGCCGTTAGGCACGTCTGTAATGATGTAGAACGCATCAGTGTCAGTTAGGTAATTGTTCACTCTGTATCCTTGAGGAACCATTCCCATTGACGCGATTGCGTTGATATCATTATCAGCTGTTCCAGTTCTACCTTGAGACTTCATAAGTCTCTCAGCTGTAAACTGAAGCTCAGAAGGAATAATCATTTTTACTCCTCTTGCTGCAACTCTAAGACCTCTTTCGTCAGTCATTTGACCGATATCGATCAATGATTGCTCTAACGAAGTTTCGTTAAGATCAGCCTGCGTAGTTAGGGTATTTTGGAAAGTACCCGCTATCGTAGGGTGAGCAGTACCAAATAAAGATTCGCCGTCACCTGATAAGAAAGTGTTTACACCTGGTAAACCATTAATTAAAGGTTCGACTGCTTTTACTTGTTTAGCATTGCTCATAGATCTAGCTAAAGCTTTTGTATATCTAGACGCAAGTCTGTCATACAAGTTGTCCTCAATCGCTTCTTCAGTGATTGCGAACGCTAAAGCTACAGTCTCGTGAGTGTATCTCGCTGTAAAAGTTTCTTGTGCTTGATCAAAAGATACTCCTGATCCTTCACCTTTTACTTGCGCGTTTCCAAAACCACTTAACATTACTTCTTCTTCAAAAGCTCTGTCAGATGATTCTGCAGTATAAATTTCAGCATGCTGATTTTCATACCTTTTGTATTCCAGCCCAAATAGTGCATTTAGGCCTGGTTCTAGTTCTTTAACTAGTTGTGCTCGTGATATTGCCATGTGTTGCTCCTATTATTGCCAAGTAACCGCATTAGTTAAGTACTGGTTAAGGTTCTGACATACAACAACGCTTCTGTTAGCTGCGTTCTCGTCATTCTCAGGATCCTCTGCAGATCTTAATAATCTAAATTGGTTATTTGTGTCGTGAATGTTCGCGTCGTCTAGTTTTTTATTTGAT